TTTGGTTAAAGAGTTTCCCAATTTCCGAAAGACGTTCATTTACTTCCTCCGTATCCTTTTCTGACATTGTTACTTTAGTCATATCTCTTAACATTGCGTCTTGAGACCAGACAGATTTTGATTTTTTAAACTTTGATATATCTACACCATAGCTTGCTTTCATTGTTTCAAAAGACGAGCCAGTGTATGTAGTATGCCAGACGATTCCGATTTTGGCCGATCTAATTTCTTTGGCTGCTGCAGTTCCTTCTGGGACCGCATAAATAATTGTATTAGGGTGAAAAGTGACATACTTTTTTCCATCTATAGTTTGATTGGACAAATCGTTGTTGCTGAATAAAAAGTCTCCTTGAACAACACCTTTGATTCCAAGTGAAGGCAGATATTTAAGTGCATCTTTGAGCTTATCAGCAAGATCACCAGAAGTATCAGCATCGACGTCAGCTGTAGATTTATAGACCTTAGGGTTTTTATTGAATATTCCTTTTTTGGCAACGAAAAATTTATTATCACTCGGATCAATACCAGCGAAAATAGCAGGAGCGCCATCCCATTTAACACTTACATTTCCTTTCTTAGATCCACCAAGCATATCTCTTAAATCTCTAAGAGCAAAGATTGCTTCACGCGTACCTTTAACACCACCATAAAGAACTCTATCTTCGATATGAGTCATGTGTGTATTTTTTTGTTCTTTTATAATTTCTTTAAATTTTAACATTTGTATATATTACCTATGCCCCATTATTTACAACAAGCATTGTAAAGTCGCATGAAACTGTTGCGTTTGCTGAACCACGAATACGAACGTCTATATCGGTTTTTTCTGTAAATTTAATAGGAATAGGAAATTCTAATACCTGATTACTCTGATTTAAAGACATTGTAGTATTCACTCTAAATGCACCGTCAAATGGTCTTTGAAAAAGAAATAGATCCACTACTTGGTTTTTACTTCCACTTGCTGAAAGATTCATCAAATATGCGGTTCTATTTCTAGGTACAGTATAAAAAGCCTGAAGTGTTTGTCCAAATCCTACTCCAATTTCTGAAACAACAGTAGCTCCTCTTTTAATTTGAATTTTACCAAGATTTGTTTCATCATTCATAAATGCTCGATTTACTCTTGTAAAATTAACAGATCCAGCAGCTGTTGGTGATGTGCCAGTTAAAGTAAATACTTCTTCAACAAAATCATAATTTGAATCTAATCCTTGAATTGTAACGTCTGTTGTATCTCCCGAATCAGTTGATACAACAGTAACAGGACCATCAGTATATGTCCAATCATATAAGATTGTGGCGGTTGTATCTGCTGCTGTCCATAAAGTAGACATATTAGCAGATGCGGTGCCATATGTCCCACCAAATTTATGCACACCTTCATATCCTGTTAAAAGACCGTCTGCGATAGGCACGTTACTTGCAGCACCAAAAGTATTAATAATATTACCAAACTGATCGCCTAGCATCATAATTTCATGAAGGTCTGTATTATTAGGACCATAATGTCTATTTCTACTTACACTAAATTGTGCCATTTGCTAGATTCCTTAGATTATTACTCTTAGCTTACAAGACTTGCACCAATTATATTTTACCATACTATTTATATAAAAAAATGGAGGCGAAATACACCTCCATACAAGTTATATCAAACAAAAGGAAAGTTATTTTTATCTTCGATAGATATATGCATCCATCTTATCTGCAAAAGTAAGTGGCAAGGATTGATTATATCGTTCAATACCTAGACGATGACCACGACCTTGACATTTAACATAAAACTGATATTTTGCATGACCAAGCTTACGCAGATCAGCGTTTATGTTTGAAACTATTTTACGAACTGCAGCCAATTGCTCCATATCATTTTCATCATTCTTATAAAAGGTTCCAATATACGCATCAGTGCGTGTTGAATCGACTGTAATACCCATTAGTCCATCTTTCCTGAACGAATCATTGAAAAACCAGAAGCAAACATTGTCTGGTGAACAGCCCGAGACTGTTCTTCTGTTAATCCTTCATACCGTTCCTTCTCGCCGGTATTCCAATTCCAAATTCCCTCTACAAACCACATTATTTAACTCCTTCTATAATAGCTGTAAATAAAATTAAAAGTACAAAGAAAATTGCACAACCAACTGCAGTACCCATTATGTATACTCCTCAAACTTAACCACTTTAAGCAGATCTTTAACTAACTGCCTACCATAGTCAGTAAACAGGATACCTTGTTCCCAGACAAAATGCTCTACACATTGCTCATGATAGAACTTTTCACATCCAGTAATCCAACGTAAAGCATCCCAGTAATCGTGAGCGCCCCAGGTTTGGGCTTGATGAATGCGCTCTTTAAATTCATCAACTTTCATTTCTTCAAGCTTTTTTTCGCGAGCGGTATTCTCCTCAAGCTGATCACAAAGAGCATTCCATAGCTCTTGTTTTTGGCGAGGAGTACGATCATTCCACTCATCCATTAGAATACCACGAGGACGAAATCCATAAACATCTTTATGAAGGTCTGAGAAACAATCATCTGAGTAAGTAAATTCCATTTTTATATCCTTCCGATTCTCTTTATACTACTAATATAGTATATTTTAGGGGTCTTGTAAACCCCTAAAATGTATTTTTTATGCAACTTCTTTGAAGCCAAAGTTTGCTACAACGTGGCGGTTACCATCTTCATCTTCAATAAGATCACCAACTGAGATAGAAGCCATCCGATCTAAACGAGTAATCTGAGACTCAGGGCCAATGTTACCAACTTGGAAAACTTCATCTAAACAAGTAGCTTCGATTTGAGCCACACCAGTATAAAGATTTTCATACAGAGCTTTTTCAACAAGATCCACTATTTTCTCGCCGCGGAAATCCATAGTCATATCATCACGAATCTCACGCTTCATGCTTTTAGTACCAGCATTAATTCCAGCGATTTCATCTTCTGTGTAGCGGATCTGGTAAACTGTGTATTTCATTTTCTTATCTCCGATTCTATTTACTCTTACAACATATACTATTATGCATAGTTTGTAAACCCCTAAAATGCATTTTTATGCACTTTTTTTCTCTGTATCTTTTATGTTACAGTGATTAAAAAGTAAGCAAAATATAAATTATTACATTGCTAAATAAAATCATGACCGAGTATACAAGCATATACCGTCATACTTTTCCAAAAACAATATAGGAGATATTAGATGGAAATCCTTAATAAAGTAAAATCATGGGCTGGAGCGTTAGCTGAAGCAGGTGTGAGCCTAATCGGACTAGGCATCGTCCTTGAAATCCTTTTCGACGGGATGAATATTCCATTTTGGCCAGATGTCAATGTTACAGCAAACATTCTTGCGTTGCTAGGTAACTTTAGTGAACAAGGTCTGGTTGGTTTAGTTGCTTTAGCCATTTTATGGCATATTTGGAATAAAAAATAATTAGCCAGTGAAAATACGGGAAAGAAAAAAGGGGGCGATAAAGCCCCCTTTAGTGTTTTATATGGTTTGGTTTATTGAGGATTAATTACATAATGAATTAAAAGAACAAGTGCAACTGAGGCACCAAGACCTACCATCATCTTACCAAAGTCCTTTGCAACTAATGGGAATACAGATTTTGTTTTCTTCTTACCAAAGTATGTTGCCATTGCAAGTTCTCTACCTGCAAGTAAACCAACAAACACCCAAGTTGTACTCATAGGAATATCATTCAGTTCTTTAAAAAACCATAAACACAACCAATAGAATAAATCAATTAATGTTGCAGATCGTACATATCGAGTGTTATGCTTCTCAAGAACAATTTGCTGGATCTTACCACCACGTTCTCTAAACATAAAGAACAATCCACCGACAAATACAAATGATATGAGTACCATTAAATCTACCGGTACTTGGCGTGGTAAGAATACTGCGATGTTAGCAATATCATGTGACAACCAAGTGTACCATAAACCACCTGTAGCAACCCATTGTGCAATACGCCAATAGTTCTTATTACTTTCACTTACAGGTGCTGTTTCATCATACCACTTACCGAAGTATTTGTGGATTGCAAACCAAACAAAGTAAGCAAATGCTGCTGCTACACCATAACCCATGATAGATTTCATAAGCATTTTTTCTAACACGAATGTTGAAGCAAATACTGATAAGACTAAGAATGATGTTGAAACAGGTACACCAATTCGAGTCAATGCAACTAGAATTGCAGGTGCTGCTGCATGATACCATTGTACTTCTTGCCACGGGATCTTATTCAAACGACCATATGATATATCACCGCCGTTCATCATCCATCCATACCAAAGAGTAGCGAGTAGAACTGCAGAAGCTGCAGCCCATAATGTTTTATATGAAAATCGCTCATTGTTTGATGCCATCCAAGTACCGAGCGTTTGTACTGAATCGTTTGCTATAACTGCATATGCAGCAAGCAGGAAGCCGATAAGGCTCCACACTGTGAGTAGTTCCATTTAGTTCTCCTTTTGCTTGACGGCTTTACCCCGTCGCTCACATTAAAAAAGGCAAAGTCTTTACCACTTTGCCTTAAAATTATTTATTAAGGATGTTAAAAGTTAGTGTAACAGCTATGTAAAACTTAACTATTTTCCATCATTTCTTTTAGTTTTTCATAAGATTCTTTATTTCTGGCAGTAAAGGATACCGTTATTTTAGTATCCTTTAATTCTAAAATCTTACACGTTAAATGATTTTCGTGTAACATATGAGCAAAATCTTTAAGTTTCAAATGACTTGATATGTCCTTTACAACTTCGTACATTCAAGCCTCCTGTATAGTTCCCGATAAGCTTTATTTATAGTAACTATGGCCTTAGGAGGCCATAGCATATTGCACTGCTGATTCCGCAGCTTTTACTTTACGTGTTTGATTGTAACCAAACCACTGATTATAAAGACGATTTTCTGAATTCCGTCCTTGCTGATGATCAGTATAATATGTTACTGAGTTAAATGCTTGCCACCAAGTACCAGCACCAAGTTCTGCACCAGGCTGTGTTTCAAGAGCATCAAAACACATTTTAGCTCCACGAGAAAGATCCTCATATGAAGTGATAACTTTTTCTTTCCCTTCAGTTGTACTATGTGGAGCAATATCATTATAGAAGTTAAGAAGGTCTTCAACTTTAAACCGCTTGGAGCCTAAGAACTGAGCCATTTCTTTATATTTCGCAAACTTTTCAGTAGCAAGCCCAAGCTTTTCTTTTACAAGATCAGCATCAAACTCAGTACGGTGACCAATTTTTACAGCACGATCTGCTTGAGCATTTAAACTCATTGTAAGAGTATTATTACAAACAACACGAATTGGTGTAAAGCGAACATCAATTGCTTTACCATATTGGTGTGGATTTGAAAATAACATATACGAATCTACACGATCTTCGCCGAAAAGATCAAACGACTCTTTTACCTTTGCAAGAGCCCATACAATCTGACCATTTTTTAATGATCCAGCAGTATGCATCTCCATATCACCTTCCATTACAAAATCAGTAAAGAAGTCAAAGGCTTCAGAGTTTTGAACTGGGTTCCAACCTGCGCCGACGTTAGTCAGGATTGTGTTATCGCTTGTGCGTACAAGTGCTTGTTGACCAGTTTTTACTTGTTTTTCACCGATGTTGACGAAAGCATCTACTTTTTCAACATTCCAATCAAGACCGGCTTTTTGTTGCATCTGTGCGGGTGTTAGATCATTACTTACTGGAACTCCAAGACCGTGCCAAGGTAGTGCTCCAGCATATGCCATTGTTTCTACTTCGTGTGCCATTATTATATCTCCTTATGCCACTAATTCACGAAAGATTTTATTCAGAAGTTTTATCTGATCTTCATCAGAACGTTTGACGGAAGATGGTGAAAGACGTATACCATTTTCAGTTAAAATTTTAGTCATTTCTTCAATTTGCATTTTAAGAGTCATCTTAGTTATCTCCGATTCTTTTTCACTTAATATGTAAACATTATATATTATTAATTATACCTTGTAAACCCCTAAAATGCATTCTTTCTAATTATTTTTTTATAAATAGTACTAACTGTGATATAAATTGAGAGAAACCTTATGCCAAGTAAGTCAAGACTTTTATCTTCAACCATTAACAAACCAACTTCACTAATTGGCGCATCTATAGCGCAACCAGATGAGGTTAATTTAGCCAGTTTTGAAACAGCATCTGATACTTACGCAACTGCTTCTGATCTTCCGGGTACAGGAATAGCAGGCGAACAAGCATTTGTGACAGATACGAATAGATTATATATGTGGAACGGTACTGGTTGGTTTAATATAGCGATTGTTAATGAATCACCAACATGGGATTCGAATGGTCAACCAGACGCAGCATATGAATTAGATGCAGATAGCCCACAAGATGCGACAGTTATAACGCTTGCTGCAACTGATCCAGACGGATTAGCCATAAACTATAGCTATGTTACTAGTGGATCAATGGATTCAATGGCCACTATCTCACAGGATTCAAGCGTATTTACTATTACACCTAAGACTGAAGCTCAAGTTGGAGCTGGTGTTGAATTAACAGGATCTATCACGTTTAGAGCGAGTGATGGTATTAATATCATCCCTGCTGTTTCACAGTTTACAATTAGCTTTATCTCAATTATTGAAAACAGTAAATACACAAATCTGTTAGCGACAGCAGATGGAACTTCGGACAACAATAATATTACAGATGCATCTTCAAATAATCATAGCATTACAGTGAGTGGTGATGCTCATGCTGGTACGTTTAGCCCGTATCGTAGTGGTGGTTATAGTGTGTATCTACCTGCTACAGAAAACAATATATCTTTTGCTCATGATGCTGGATTCAACTTTGGCAGTGGAGATTTTACCATTGAATTTTCAATATACTTTCCTTCAACTAATTCTGGGAATGATTACTTATTTCAACATGGAGAATCAACTGGAAGTTGGAATATAACCACATATAACGGGTATGTATTTTTATTTTTAAATGGACTTAGCATTGGTCAAGATATTGTCGGTGATAGTAGTTATACCATTTCTAGTCATTTAAACGAATGGATTAACTATGCTATTGTTCGCTCTGGTAGTACGGTAACTATGTATAGAAATGGGACTTCTGTTGCTACAAAAACAAGTGCCCAAAATGCAAACGTTGGAGCAACTTTAGATACAACTAACTCAGAGTATCTTCATATTAACAGAAGAAGGTCTGGTACTGGTGACGGAACAGAGTTTTACTTTAAAGATTTTAGAGTTACAAAGGGGCTTGCTAGAACGATTTCTAATAATACTGAACCTTTAACCAGTGACGCAAATACATCAATATTAGTGGGTAGTCTTCCATATATAGGAGATGCTTCTTCTAACGCTCATACAGCAACATTTATAGGAACTCCCTCAACAAAGACATTCTCACCCTACGATTACACCGAATACTCAGCAACTGATCACGGTGGGTCTGTGTATTTTACTGGTACTGCGGGAGATAAATTAACAGTATCTAATCAAGCTAGTAACTGGTCTGATACAGGCACAGCAACTATTGAGTTCTGGTTTCACTCTACAAGAA